TATCTATTAGAGGTAGAGGACTTGTGTATTCAGAGGGTAGAAACACTTATGGCTGGTGATATGGCGCAGCTGGATGAACTGTATGATCTATATCTATCAGATGGATATGAGGGGCAGATGGTTCGTGATGCTGATGCAGTATATCAACACAAGCGTACAAACTACCTTCTAAAGCGTAAGGAGTTTGTGGACGAGGAGTTTCCTATTGTGGGCTATAGACAGGGTAAAGGTAATCGTGAAGGATGTATTATTCTTCGTTGCCGTAATGATAGAGGGCAAGAGTTCGACTGTTCTGTAAAAGGATCTGTTGAGTATACTCGTAAACTCTATGATTTGGCACCTAGCCTTGTGGGAAAGCTAGCTACTGTGAAATACCAGAGACTTACTCCTGATGGAATACCTAAGTTCCTTACCTGTACAAAGTTCAGAAACCACAACGGAGAAGAGTTAGTAGTTGATTATTAAGCATTTATGTATTCGGGAATTTCCCGGTTACATAATAGATTGATTTATAGGTACTTAGAGAATTGAGCATTCCCAATTCTCTAAGTACTTGATCAATAATAATATACACACATTCAATAAGATTATTGAATGCACAACCAATAAAAATATTAGGTTATAGACTAATATTCATAAAGAAAGATTAGTCTATAACCTAAAACTATAATAATTATGTTTAAAAAAGCACATTATGAAGGGCAGGGTGTACTGTACATTGCACCATTACTCATGAAAACATATGTTTATTTCATAGGTAATATTGAACCAATAGGTGATTTAGCTAAGCAATTAAATGGAAGAATGACCCTACACTATGGAGGAGGAAATGATATAAAGGAGGCTTTGTTTAAATGGCATCATAGAGAAGCCTCTGAGTATATTCTTAGCACAGATAAAAAAGCATATAGGGAGCAGCATAGGCGTTACGGATTAGACGCACATAGTATAGTAGACCGAGAAATAACTGCTGGTGACTGTTTTTATAAAGATGAAGATGGAAAGGTGGTCGCTTCATCTAGGCTTATCGGAGGAAACAATAAATATCCTGAATACGTGAATATAGAAATAGTAGACGTACACTGTTTACCTGTTTTCATCTGTCCTTCTACAGGTATTTTTTGGAGACCTCCGGGGTATAAGCACAATTTAACGGCTAAAGAAGAATATACCGGTAAGCATTTGTTTAAATTTAAAAGAATGCCGTTAATTACAAAAACACAAGGTTTTAAAAAGCAGCAAAAGATTGAAGAGCGTAAAGCAATATATCCAGCGGAGGGTATATGTATACCTGACGCTCGGCGAGGAATGATTGCTGAAGACATTAAAAAAATAAATACTTTTTTATCAGGGGATTTATTAAAAAGTGAATATATAGAGTATGGTGACCTCGAGCCTGTGAAAACCCGTAAAAAAGATCCTCGGTGGTTTATATATTCTAAAGAGGAACCGATAGGTAATAATGAGATAGTTCAATGTGTAAAAAAGCATATTAAAAAAGTTGTAAAAATCAGACCTATAAAAACAGCAGAAAAATTATTCTTTCAATCTATTGTTGGATTAAAAGAACTAACTAAATTAATAACCAAACAAACAGCATGACAACACTAGTATTAGAACAACAAAAAAAGAACGAGCTAATCTCGGCATTCACCGATCTTATCAACAAAGGTATAGAGTGCTGGAAAGCTGCAGGAGAAATCGTGGTTAGCTTAATTGACGACTACGAAATGGATATAGAAGATATTGCAACAGCCTCAAAGTATCTAACTCAAGATATCGTTGGGCGTTTCGAACAGATAGGTAGAAAGCAAATAATCCCTGACTTGTTAGTTGCAGGTTATCCTGCTTCTAATTATATGCTTCGTTTGCCATATTCAGAGCAAAAGAGGCTGGCAGAAAATTCTGTAGAATTACTCATTGCAGGAGAGAAAGAAAGCTCTTCTCTCATGGTCACAATTGAAAACCTTACCGCAGATCAATGTCGTCAAGTATTTGAGGGTAATAAAGTTCGTAGTTTAGCGGCTCAAAGAGCCTGGTTAGAAGATAGAACTCTTAAAGAGCGCCAAAAGACAACCATAAGGGATACCGAACCTGCGTATACTTTAAATAAGAAGAAAGTAATTTTTAACCGACCTTGCGAGATGACTCGCCAGCAGCTCGCTAAAATTCTTTCTGAGTTTGAATAATAGAGAAGAGGGGACTAGCAATCCCCTCTTTTTTTAGCTATCAGTAATATACCCCCAGGGGTCCCCCTACCCTTATAAACCTCTAATCTGGGTATAATACCTTGAAGTAGTACCCACTATTTCATTAGCCCTAACCAACCAATAAAATGAAAAAGATACTATTAGTTATTATGCTGTTCGGTTACTCGTATACCCTGTATTGCGATGACCTGTTTCACACAGGAAGTTGCAATGTCCCCAGGGTAGAAAGTCCAACGGCTCCCACATTTCAACCTATCATAGCCCCTAGGGCGAATACAGGAGGAATGAATACATACACCTATTTCTGCCCTAGATGCGGTCTGTTACAGACTTATACTATAGCAGGAGTGCATAGGTGTCCTAATGACGGCTCAACGATGATACTTAAATAAATAAAAATATGAAAAAAGTAATAATGTTAATAATGTTAGTTGGTAGTGTTGCTTATGGAGATGATCTATTTCATACTGGTAGTTGTCCTCGTTCAGGAGGATGCTCGAGTAGTTTTAGACTAGCTCCTGCGCATGATCTACCTTCTATGATTCAGCCTAGACTGTCAGGTAACAGCTCACTATGTCAAAGTACATCCTCAGGTGCAAATCATTGCCCTTTGTGTGTTATGTATGGACGTGTAGCAGAGAATATTCCTAATATGGAAGCAGCAGTAGCGCAGATAAAAAGTATTCCTACCTGGAATGTTTATCCTTATCTGCAAGGAGCTGTTTCTAATCTGGAATCCTCTATAAGCTATGCTAAGAGAGGGGAGGCGATGAAATGAAAACAATGGCCTTCCTTTTAATGCTAGAAGCCTCTCTACTAGTAGGTTTTGGCATATATATTGTTGCTGCAAAGATGAGCAACCCGTTTGGAAGTATGATTGTATTATTTGGTATGATAATACAATTCATTGCTTTAAAACGGTTAATATAAAATAACAGAAAAGGGAGGCAGAAATGCCTCCTTTTTTTAGCTATTGGTGGTCTATAGAGGTGGTGGTATAATTAAGGCTGTTAAAGCTATGGCATGGATATAAAAGAAACATTACTATTTAAATGCTATAGTAGATGGCATGAACTAAAAGGAGACGCACGTCGCGCTCTTTATAACGAACTAATGGAATATGCAAAAACCCAAAAAGCTAAAACCCAAGAAACAACAAGAACAGAAGAAGGACACAAGCCCACAAGTTTATCAGAGGGACAAGATAGGGTGGACGCTTAATATAAGAGAGCTCCCCTGGACAGAAAAACAAAAAGCCTTTATTACTCTAGCCACACATAAAGATACCAGAGTAATCTTTCTTACAGGACCGGCAGGCACTAGTAAAACTACTGTGGCTGTTAGAGCTGCCTTGCAACTCATGAATGATAAAAAGATAGGTGAGATTATCTTTATTCGTGCTGCAGTTGAGAGTGGTGATAGTAAACTGGGCATGCTTCCAGGAGATATAGATGACAAGCTAGGGGCATATATGACTCCTTTTGGTGATAAGCTAGAAGAACTTCTATGTTCTGGCGACAGAGTAAAGCTAGGAGCAGAAGAACGTCTTGTGTATAAACCAGTTAACTTCTGTCGTGGTTCTAGCTGGACAGCTAAATGTGTTATTGTAGATGAAGCTCAGAACCTTACACTCAACGAGTTACAAACTATTCTTACACGTATAGGCAAGTTCAGTAAAGTTATTGTTTGTGCTGATCCTGATCAGAGTGATCTTCCGTATAATAAACAAGGAGGATTCTCTACATGCGCTCAGATCTTTGATACTGATGCTGCACAGAGTATGGGTATCTTTTCTGCCAAATTTACAAAAGACGACATCGTGCGTTCTGAGTTGTGTAAGTTTGTTGTGGAAACCTTTGATACTTATAAACAAGCACATCCTCCGGTTCATCCGAAGCATTAAGACATCTATTCAAGATGTCCAATTAAAGGTGGGTAGATAGCAATTCTATCTATTCACCTCTGTATGATCCCGAAACGTATTTCGGGAACATCATGTCAAGAAATATACTTTCAATTTTCTCACTTCGAGAGGTTGACGAGAGAGTATTTCTGCGGGATACTAAGAAGCTATAATCAATCTGCACTATATGAAAACTATCAAAATATTCGAAGAACAAGTATCACGTAAACCTAATCTCTATCCTTGGACAGATGATTTCATAAAAGTAATGCATGACGGGTTCTGGACTGATAAGGAGTTCAGTTTCAAATCAGACATCCAGCAGTTTAAAGTAAACCTCACACAGCAGGAGAGAGATATTATTATTCGTACCCTATCTGCTATTGGACAGATAGAGGTAGCAGTAAAGACATTCTGGGCAAAGCTAGGAGAGAATCTTCCTCATCCTGCTCTTTCTGACCTAGGTTATGTAATGGCTAATGTAGAAGTAATCCATAACAATGCCTATGAGCGTCTTATCACTGCATTAGGGTTAGAAGAAGTATTCGAAGAGAATCTAAAGCTAGAATGGATTCAAGGTAGAGTAAAATATCTGAAGAAGTATACTCATCGCTTCTATAAAGACAGCAAGAAGCAGTATCTCTATGCATTAATTCTGTTTACTCTGTTTGTAGAGAACGTTTCATTGTTCAGTCAGTTCTATGTAATCAACTGGTTTGCTCGTTTTAAGAATGTACTGAAGGACACAGACCAGCAGGTAAAGTACACCAGGAATGAGGAGAACATTCATGCTCTGGTAGGTACAAAGATCATCAATACCATTCGTGAAGAGTACCCTGAGCTCTTTGATGCTGAGCTAGAGGAGAAGATCCTTGCAGAAGCAGAGGAAGCCTATAACGCAGAAGCAAAGATTGTTGACTGGATGATTAATGGTATCCAGGAGAACGGGCTTAGTGCTCCTATTGTAAAAGAGTTCATCAAGAACAGAATTAACGAATCACTGAAACAAATCGGCTTTAAAACAGTATTCGATGTTGACTCTGAGCTATTAAAAAGTACAGTATGGTTTGAAGAAGAACTGCTAGGTGAAAACCACACAGACTTCTTTCATAGCCGCCCCACAGGTTATGCCAAAAAGAACAAGTCTTATGGGGAAGACGATTTATTTTAACACACATGAAAGACATTTATTGGTTGAACAAGGACTCTAGGAAGTTCCTAGAGAGAGGCTATCTACTAGAGGGAGAATCTCCTGAGCAGAGAATCAAAGATATCGCTAATGAGGCAGAACGTCTTTTAAACCTACCTGGCTTCTCAGATAAGTTTGAAGACTATATGCATCGTGGATTCTATAGCTTAAGCTCTCCTATCTGGAGTAACTTTGGCCGTGAGCGAGGTCTTCCTATCAGCTGCTTTGGTAGCTATATCGACGATACCGTTGAGAGTATCCTAGGAACAAAGCATAGTGAAGTTGCTGTTATGACTAAGAATGGTGGTGGAACTAGTGCATACTGGGGAGCTGTTCGTCCTAGAGGCAGTAAGATCAGTGCAGGTGGTGAAAGCACAGGAGCTGTACACTTTATGGAGAGCTATAACAAGCTCATGAACGTTGTATCTCAGGGTAGTGTTCGTCGTGGCTCATTTGCAGCATATCTTCCTATCGATCATGGAGACATAGAAGAATTTCTTGAGATTCGCTCTGAGGGTAACGAGATCCAGGATCTTAGCTTTGGTGTTACTGTATCTGACTACTGGATGAAGAGCATGATTGAGGGTGATAAGCAGAAGCGTAAGATCTGGGGTAAAGTTCTTCAACGTAGAGCCGAGAGTGGTTATCCATATATCTTTTTTTCTGACAATGTTAATAACAATGCTCCTCAGGTTTATAAAGATAAAGGCAAGCGTATCTGGGCTAGTAATCTATGCACAGAAATTATGCTTAGCTCTGATTCTGATGAGAGCTTTGTATGCAATCTATCCTCTATCAATCTAGAACGTTGGGATGAACTGAAGGACACAGATGCCATTAAAACCCTTGTGTATTTCCTGGATGCTGTGATGACAGAGTTCATCAATAAAACAGAGAATGTACGCTTTATGGAGGCTCCTAGGAAGTTCGCCTTGAGTCAACGTGCTCTTGGTGTTGGTGTGCTAGGCTGGCATTCATATCTTCAGAGCAAGATGATTAGCTTTGAGAGCATGGATGCCAAGTTCCAAAATAATACTATCTGGCAAGCTATTCGGAGGGAAGCAGACGGGGCAACCCAAGAGTTGGCTGAACTATTCGGAGAACCTGAATTGTTGAAAGGTTATGGAAGAAGAAATAGTACAACTCTTGCGGTTGCCCCTACAACCTCTAGCTCATTCATTCTAGGTCAGGTATCTCAAAGTGTAGAGCCTATGGTTAGCAATTTCTATGTAAAGGATCTAGCAAAGGGTAAGTTCAGCTACAAGAATCCATATCTTAAAAAGCTATTAAAAGAAAAAGGTATGGATACTGATGAGACTTGGAAAGCTATCCTTGTTGCCGGTGGATCTGTACAAGAGCTGGAGTTTTTATCAGAACATGAGAAGGATGTGTTCAAGACCTTTGAAGAGATTAGCCAGCGTGAGATTATTATCCAGGCCTGTGGTCGTCAGAAGTATATTGACCAGGGACAGAGCTTGAATCTTATGATACCTCTCACAGCCAAGCCTAAAGAGGTTAATGAACTTATTATCTTTGGATGGGAACAGGGTATCAAAACCTTCTATTATCAGCGCAGTTCTAATCCTAGCCAGAAACTTGCCCGTTCTATTATGGGTTGCAAATCTTGCGAAGCATGAGCTCTATATTCGATGAAGTAATCATACACGACGACAACGCCCCTGACACAAAAGTCAAAGCAAGCTTCACCGAAGGGTGGGGCTTGTTTGCTGGGCGTAATTTTAAACAGGGAGAGATTATTGTTACAGATGCAGAGAACAAAGATCTCTTTACAAAATTCAGCTATATAAATCATTCTCAGAAGCCGAATTGTGTCTGGGATGTAGAAGCCAAGCTGGTAACAGCTGCAAAGGATATCACTGTGGGCGATGAGCTGTTTATAGATTATAGACTAAATCCTAATATCTCAGAATCCTCTTCTTGGCTTTAA